GGCCACCACGTGGGCGAGTAGTTATTCTCGCCTACACACGTGGTGTCGTTGCAGAACTTAGGCGGTGCGTCGCGCCCGCTTCGAAGTCCCCGCCTCAGTCGTCTCAGTGCTGTCGTTCGCATAGTTCGAAGCGTCATCCTCACCTTCCGTCTTCTCGGCGGGGGCAACACTTGAACTCGCAACAAGCGCTTCGAAATCGTCAACCGGCATCCAGTCAACAATCTTCAGGATCGGAGCGAACTTCTTCCCGATCTTCTTCTGAGGACCACCAGCCTTGCCGACCTTCGGCTCGAATGCTTGAGCACTCAATTCAACGACAGGAACCTGATTTGGTTTCTGACGATAAATCTTCGCGAAGTCTTGCAGCAGCTTGCCGAACGCACGCTTGCCGCTCTTCGATGTGCTCTTGAACATCAGCAGTTCGCCGTTGTTCATCAGTCGAAGCTCGATGCCGTTCTGCTCCTGCCAGCCGTCAGCAGTGCCGTCATCATAGGTCACATACGGACCATGATCGGTCAACGTATCCTCGGCAGGCGGTTCGCCTTCCAGGATCGGAACCATGATTTCCTCGACCGCTTCACCAGCGACCCAACAAATCCAGCCACTCTTGAACGTCGTCATGTTTGCGGCGACCAGTGTGCCATGTGTCACTTCCTTGGCATCGTCCTTCGGACCATACTCAAAGTCGCCGGAATTGCCGTCGAACTTCAAGAACGACCCTTGAATAGCGCCGAGATCAGCGGCTCTCTTGGCGAAGATATCAGGACCATCCGTTGGGAAAGCCAGTGAACTGTTCGCCGTCTTTGTCACTTCGTTTGTCATCTTATCACCTTTTCACTTTTCACTTAACAATTAAGCTTGACGATGGTTTAGCACAATTCACTGAGGATGTCAAGCATTATCCTCAGACGAACTCTCTTTTGCGAATGTCACACGCAACACGTCGAATGGATCGCCTGATGTCTTAAATGGCTCAAGATCACCTAAAGCATTCCTCAAAAGACCTTGATCAAGCCTGGAAGCGCCTTCTTGGGCAGTCCACGAGACAGACCACGGCCTTTTGGCCTTCTTCCCACCAAGCTTGCGTGTGCCAGCGTCGATAAGTGCATCTTTGATTTGCTGTCTGACGCCTTTATAGGCTTCTTCGGCGGCGTCGAACTCGGCTTTTGATTGTTTCCAGATTGCGACATGATCATCGAATTCCATTAAGACGGTCTCATTCTTCGCTGCTTCCGCTGCATTGTCTTCCGGTATGGAGCCACACGTAACGATGGCGCAGGATCGTTGGAACGGGCAATACTGGCATTCGTTCGTGATCTTTCCTTCCGGTGGCACGAGAGCCGGGTCATCGGTCGTGAACACGATGTTGGCACGAGTTTGCGCGGCTTCCCATACGGTTTCTTCAAACTTAACGACAAAGACGCTGATCTTGTCAAGGAAAGACGCATCAACATACAGGATGATGGCATACATGGGCTTATATGGCGTCTTCTCTCTTATGATGCCCAACTGCGTCTTAGCCTGACCAATGTGGATGGCTTTGGCTTCCTCAAGGTTCACCCGAGGATCAATGGACTTAATTTCCAGAACAAAGCAATTCCCCAATATGTCAGTGACACCGTAATCAATAAGGCTATCACGGTCCACACCAACAATAAGCCCGTCAGGAGTAGCACTATTATAACCATGGTGAAGAGTTTTCTGATCAGTCCCGCCCCATAAGAGTTTTCCTTTAGGGAGATGATCACGGATAGTGGGAACGACGAAATGTGCTTCCACAAGGTCGCCGCGTCTGGCAGCACCCCAACCTTCAGGTGCATCATCATCAACAGGATACATAGGTTGATCTTGAAAGATAGGGACTTCTTCATAGATCGGGATTACCTCGTCATCTAATATCTCAGTTCCAGTTTGCTTGACTTCAAGACCGATTTGAACCGGCGTTGTGAATTCGTCGCCACGCTTCTTAAACCATGCCATGCGAAGGCAGGCGAAGACCTCTGATGCTCCAACTGATTTCTGTCGGTCATGAGCCCACTCCTTCTTCGTCGCTGCGACGAACTCAGAGAACATGTCTTCAAAGTTTAGCTTCATTTGGTTATCCTGTGTAGCCTGGGGCGAAGCAGTAAATATATACTCCTTCGTATAGTTCGTTGTATAATGCTGGTTCAAACAGCACATACCACACAACAGCTTTTCCAGTTGGGTTTGGATCGTCAAGCGCATTCTGACGCATCATGCGTGGTTCAATCTTGTGCCACTTGTTGTTGATATTTACTTCATAGTGGTCTCCGACTATGCGAACAGCGTCTTCTTCCAGCATGTGCCCATCAGCAACACTACAGCATGGTGAACCACCTTGGTTCTTCTGACGTTCGAACCATTCATGTAGTTCTGGATCAATCGTAACGCCTTGAGGCGGCTTTGCGTCAGCAGTGCAACTCGCGACTGCCGCAACCAGAACAATCGCGAGAAAGAATGCAGGGAGAAAGTATTGGCCCCATCCATCTGGATTCTTCACGATCCTGCAACTCCGATGACCTCATTTTGAGGCTGCATGGACTTGAACACTGGACTGTTGTGCCCGTGAGAAATCTTCCATCCCTTCGTGGCGTGATAGACGTGGAGAGCGACCTGACCGACGTGCCAAGCTTTACCGATGCGACGGCGAATTGGCATCCAAGCATACGTGATATGGGAAGCACATCGTTCGAACCTGTCACCACATGTGCGACCATCAGATCGACCACGCGGCCTATTGAGCCTGAGAGCGGTCTCAGCCGCTTCCTTAGAAGTGTAGACCGGCGGTGGCTCTGGAGCACCCATGAGGCTCTGGGCAAGCGTCTCAGCCTCCTGCGGGGCGTTGATCGGGATACGACCGCTCCATAGTGCGGTGCTGGCGTTGGCTCTCTGCTTGAAAGAGATGGTCATGGCTTTGCCTCTTCATCGCTGATCTCGACAACAGCGTTACCATCGTCATCAGCATTGTTCATGTCAGCGAGCGCCCTTGCATAACCAGCATTGAACATCTCCAGCATGGCTCCCGTGGCGATCTGCCCGAGAGCGGTCTGAATGTGATTGTCAGCGAGAGCACGGTTCTTAATCGCCATGGTCATCGCATACGATTGGGTTTCTTTCGGCATAGGTATCATGTGAATGCTCCCGTTTTTTCAAGTGCGCCGTAGATACGGCGACACGCCATGGCGTCAGCCATCGCGGTATGTGCGAACACGACAGGTTCGTTAAAGTAAAACATGTGTGCTTCATTCAGCGTGGGCCACTTGTATCCTTTACGACCGTTGGCATTCGGAGCCTTGACGATGTTTGTGGCAGTTCGCATCGTGCAACGCTGAATGCGTTTCTCCCATGGGATATTAGGCAACTCGGCTTCCAACAAGGCATGAGTCATAATGTTCTTGTCGAATTCAAGATTGTGTGCCACGATGATGTCAGCCTGTCGAGCCAGATCGCGGAACAGATAACAGGCGTTCGACAACAAGATGCCGTGCTTACAAGCTTCTTCATTCGTGATGCCGTGGATTTTGGAAACCTCTTCGGATACTTCCCATTCGCCATTCGGATCGACGAGGACATCAACCTGACAATGGATCACTCCGGTCTCATAATCCTCCAGAATGGCACCAAGCTGAACCAAATGTGGTTGAGAAGGATGACCGGGTGGAGCGTTGAAGTTCCATTTTCCAGTAGTTTCGGTATCGTAGGTTAGGACTTTGGTCATCGTGTAACTCTTTCCATTGTGGGTGTTGCATAGCACAAGTTGAGGCGGTTGTCAAGCGTTTTGTTTCATGTATGCTGCGATAGCGAGAAGTTCGTCAGCCGTGGCATCAGACTTGATTTTATTCGCTCTCCAACTTATAATCTTAATATTCCCACGAATATATCCTTTGCTGCTATCTACTCGATCAATAGATGGAGAATTGTCTAATCTATAGCCATTGGCGATCAACAGTGGAATACCTAAAACAGGACATTCGTTGGGAATCTTTATGTCATTTATAGTAAGATCAAATTCGATTCCTTTTATTCCGGCTCTGGTTTTTACTCGGCTCAACATTCTATTTTTAGGTTGTTCGCGATATCTTACCATTTCTTTAGCCCGATACGCCATTCCTTTTGCCCCAGTTTGCCACTTAGTATAACTGATCTTTTTGCATTCCAGACATACACAGTTAATAACTTCACGTTTACCAAAATGTCCTGCTTTGCAAGGATGTGCGGAATCGTATTGTGTAAGCCCGAGCGCCTTAGCTTCTTTGCGACTAATCAATGACATTCTGCCCATGTTTGTCCAATTTTAGGAACTACATCAATAGGACAATTATAATTGAAAAACTTACCAGCTTCTTTAGCTGATAAAACAGAAGTTTCTGAAAACAACTCCGAAATTTCTGGTTTTATTGCAGATTGACATTCATCGTGTATCCAAAGCAATTGAACAAAGTCTCCATCCCAACCATGGCGTAATCCATGAGCTTCTAACTTCTCCACTGTGAGAGTAATCCATTTCTTACTAAGCAGAGCGGCGTCACTTTGGAGCCAAACGTTGAGAGCTGAGTGGGGTGATCTGACATACAGTTTTCTGCCGTCCAGACCAGGAATGAACCCTGATCGCGCATAGCGTTTAATCTCCTTTACTAAAAGAGCGTAAGCAGGAAGACCAGACATAAACCGAGCACGAAGACGAACACCAATCGCTCTCTGTTCTTCTTCGTCTGCGAGAGGAGCGACAATACTCCCAAGCTTGATATCCCCAGCCCCGTATAAAAGAGCATAGATGAACGTCTTGGCATTATCACGAGTAGGGAGTTCAGCCAATTGTTGATTGTATGAATGAGGATCACCGCTTAATACGAGATTGAGATATTCCCCTCCATCGTATTTCGACAGCTTCTCACCAAAGCATCTTAGCTCGATGCCAGACATATCAATGCCCATCATCTTCCATGGTGCTGGAACATAAAACAAAGATCGGCATTCGAAGCCATGATCGCCTGCTCTGCCTAACCCAACTACCTCTTTAGGTTTCCCTTTGGCATTGAGGATCACATTTCCATCTGCGTCAACCGCTTTGACGTATTTGACCTTAGGGACCTGAGCCAAATTCGGATCGACATGAGAAGCACGACCAGAAATGGTCCCACCAACATTAACGTAAGCATGTATTTTACCATCAGGTTGAACCTTTTTCAGCCACGCTTTCGCACCAGTTTTAAGTTGGCTCAGTCTTTTGTTGTAGTAGAAGACTTCCGCAAGTTCCTCAGCCATCGGTATGTGACCGATAAGGGTGCGAAGAACATCGTCATCGACTGTTGGATTTCCTTTTTCAGTGAAGTCCACGGGGTTCCAATTATAGACGGTGGTGAACCTGTCGATGATTTGCACTCGGCTTCCAGGGTTGAACTCAATTCTCTCGACCTTACAGAAAGGAGCATCTGTTGAGTAGCTTCCTCTGAGCACGTCCCCATAGCTGACGTTTCTTTTAGGATACGTGACATCCGCCCAAATCGCTCGTCGTGTGGTTTCGATAACCGTTCCGTCCTCGTAAGTGCCATTCCACAGTCCCTCGTATTTCTTGCCTTTGTTGACGCCATCTGGGTCTTCCCAAAGCTGACGAACTATGCGTTTCTTAGTGGGTTTCCACCATTTTCCGAAATGCTCGATGACTTCGATTTCAAGCTTGTGGCATTCGTCTTCAAGTTGGACTGCAAGCGCCTCGGCAGCAGTGGTATTAAAATGGATACCATTTTGCTCCTGCTGGAACATAAGCGTATGGATTGCGTGCTCAAGCTCAATAGCACGTGGGTCCCAGTGCATAGCCACGATACGTGACCATAGCATAGTCGTGATGTCCACGTCGAGTGCGCAATAATCCTCCATAGGCTGCGACCACTGACCCCACACGAACTTGACAAGTTGTGTAGTGTCTTCAATACCGAGTTCTTTAGCCTCGGCGGCTTTGTCATCCGCATAGTCACCTTTATGCATTCCCAATCGCCAACCCCACGCCTTCAATGTGTGGAAGCCGATGTATTTGCCTGGAAGCTTGCCACGCCGCCACAGTTCGAAATCTTTGTCTTTCTGATCGGCAAAGCACATGCGAGCCATGACAAGTGTATCATATTTTAGCCCTCTAAGGGCTATTCCGTCGTAAACTTTACACAACGCGGGTTCGTCGAACATTACAGAATTGTGACCTACAACAATCTCTGCGTCTTCCAACAGGTCGAGACCTTCGTCAATCGTATCCTCGACATCGTTACGACGGAAACGATACGTCACTCGTCGCTCGAAATCTCTAATCAGCAAGCAATGAATCGTCGTGAGTTGGTCTAGAAGACCATCCGACTCAACATCAAAAATCGCTGTGCGTATGCGAGGATACGATGCCATCAGATAAGCCGCACCTTTGCTCCAGCCGCTTCCAAAATCTCCAGAACTCGCATGGCTTCTTCTGGCGTCTCTTTCTCGGCTACCTTGACACAAACGCCTTGATGCGCAGCCTCTATGATCTTGACAGCAACCGCATTATCAATCTCCAGACCATTCACAAGCGCATTATGCACTTCAACTTTTGCTGATGCTGGAATGAGAGTTATCTCGACATCACGCAGCAGTGGGACGAGCGGGACTCGTGGACCATCTTCATCATCGTCATCCATTGCATCGATTTTGTAAGTGTATTTTACAGCTTCGTTGATGCTGTGTGTGGCCCATATTGTAGCTTCATCGTTCTTCATTGGGACTACGATTTTGGAAAATGCGATCTCTTTGCCATCATCAGTCCATACTGTGATTGAAAGTCTCATGACCTATTTTCCTTTCACATGATAAGAGATAGTCGGTCGGTCAGTCCACGTCCAGTCCCAAATGAACCACGCATAATTGTGCCGTGGAGCACCTGTCGATCCTTCAATCCATCGTGGACGTGTGGTTAAAACCACTTTGCGAGCAAACGGACGTTCGAATAAATCAACACGACTTTTGGCACTGTCGTATTCATTCCGCAACAGCATCGCCACGACACCCGCGCATACCTGCGTGTGATCCAACGCCTGCTGGATGAAATACTGAGCATTGTTGCCGTATGGTGGATTGGTCACGATGCAGCCATGACCTACAGTTTTTGGTGGTGCCAGGAAGTCCTGGACATCTGACATGAACCCATATCCATAATCTTTGATATCGGTCGCTTTCATGACGAAGCCAGCTTTGCGTAACACTTCCGCCATCTTACCATTGCCGCACGCAGGCTCCCAGATGGGATGCTTGGGAGTGATACCATGAAATCGCAAAAATGGTATAACTGCTTCCGTCACCCACCCAGGCGTCGGGTAAAGGTCATTGGCTTCACGGTCGTAATCCAGACCGAACATCGCGGGATCGTTAGGCAATGTGACCTCCATCCTTTAACTCGTTAAAACGTTGCATGAAGATGTCTTCAGCAATCTTTGGTTCCCAACAGTGGAACGAGCGGTCGATCATGAACATCGAACCATCAGGCGTGCCAACATAGTCGAACACAAACGATGGATCAGTCATGAGATATGCGGCTTCCAGAGCCATCAGCTTTTGATCGACCATCTTGATATCTGGGTCTTCCAGAGCATCGACGGCGAGACTGAAAGACAACGCCATCTGCCCACCAAGCTTCTTTTCGAACGTCTTGAATTCTGGGAAGAGTGGCTTCAAAGGAGATACCATGTCGCCAAGATACGCCTCAACTCCGTCGTGGAGGAGAGCCGCTAAAGCTTTCTTGGCGGGGACCATCCAGCTTGCATAGAAGGAATGCTGACCGACTGAGTAGAACTCCTTTGACATGCCACCAAAGCGGCAGCGGAGGCTCAGAGCGTGAGCGATCTCAACCACGTCGAAATCTTCCGGCTCCATGTTGCGTAGATCGATAATCCGACCTTTATAGGTGCAGAGTTTACCGATCATATTTTCTTTCATCGCCATGTGTATCTCCTATTTGTGAAGCATATCAGATTACGAGGCAAAAAACAAGTCTTTTGATTGAGACAAATCCAAATGATCAGCATCCAGAGCTTTAATTGAGACCAGTTGCTTCTCCATGAGAATTGTCACCATTTTGGCATCCAGCGATCCTTCAACCACGAGATGCTGAGCCAGGACAGCGTTCTTCTGTCCACGACGCCATGCACGATCCTCGGCCTGCTCAATAAGTGCTGGCACCCAATCCAGTTCTGCGAATACCACGATGGACGAGGCGTTGAGTGTGTATCCTGTCCCGCCTGCCGTGATGTTGAGGATGATCAGCTTACACTCAGGATCAAGCTGGAAGCGGTCTACAGCCATCATACGCGCCTTTGGTGGCACCTTACCTGTCACGATGCCAGCGGTCGGGAAATGGGCTTGTAGGGCCTCTGCCATCGCTGTGTGAACGACGAAACAAATCACCTTTTCGCCAGCATCGACGTATGTATGTAAGTGATCACAGATCATCGGGACTTTGGCGATGGCGAGGGCCTTGCGGGCAAGCGACAACTCTTCGAACGCAACTTCCTCTGGAGGCGACAACTGCCGAAACTGGTTTAGGTAGTCAGGATCAGCCCAGTTCCCATACTTCGTTTCCAGCTTATCGGCAAGCTTGTCCCAATATGCGTTGTCAACGGTGCGTAGGTCAACTCGGTCGCCTGCGAATTCAGCCATCCCATTGCGCAGGTTGGTGATGGCAATCGTTTCATCATTGATCAATTCGACCAAACCATCTTTTGGCAACTCGATAAGCTGACGACGTTTGTCAGGCAAATCTTTCAACACCGATTGCTTGTCACGACGGACCATGAACTTAGAGCGCAGTTTTGTTTGTAGCTCCGTCAAATGACTGTTGCCAGATGTGTCCCAGAACTTTTGACCATTGATCTTGTTCAGGAACCCGCTGCAATATCGTTTGGTGAACGTTGTCCACGTCTTTCCAATGCCATCAGGATCAAGTGCATGGACAGTAGGCCATAACTCAACCGGACGTGACAGGATGGGCGTGCCGGTCATGAACAACCGACGCTCCGCTGGTATGGTAGAGACGGCTGCTTGTGCTTTAGTCTTGGTTCGCCTGTTTTCTTTTATCTCATCGCCACCGAGTGCTTGTCTGGTTCGTTGAGTAGATGCATTGGCCATGGCATGTGACTCGTCGAAGATAACGAGGTCCCAGACCACGGCACGCAACTGTTCATGGAAGACAGAGAGCATGGAATATGGACAGATGACAACATCGCTGTCGGGCCAATGATGCTCGGTAAGGTGTTGGTATTTAGCTTTACCTGGGCCTGCAACCCGCACAGAGCGAGGAATGCCACGAGCGATATCCACTGTAAATTTCTTAACACACCATTTCTCCCATTCTCGTTTCCAGTTGATCGTAAGATGCGTCGGGGGCACCACCAGGACACGCCAAATGTCGGGCACGTAGTTGGAGAGCCCGACGCCTATGATAGTCTTACCAAGTCCTGGAGGGTCGGCACAGAGCGTTCCAGAACGCATGGATGCGTAGGCAATGGCAACTTTCTGATGAGGGTCATATGTAAGTCCGACAGGGGCCGGTATTTCAAGTTCAATCTCCTCTGCGTATGACATAACAAGAGATGACATGGCGCTGTCTTTGCGGAGATTAAGTTCAGCATTCGCCGCATCAGTCGTGAACGCTTCGAACGCCCACGCCTTGGTCACGTCATCAGTGACCCAACGTTTGATTGAGCCATCGAATGTCCATCCTGCTTCCTTGAATGCGAGGCGTTCTTCGAAGCTGCACAGAGCTACGAAGATGCCATCGTGATAGTCGATTTGCATGTCAGGTAATTGGCGAGACGTGCGTCAGTGCGCTGAGATTGAGATCATGCGCCGCCAGAACTTCCTGATCGAATGTCAGACGATCTTCACCAAGCTGCATCATATCATGTCGCTCCGAGTCAGCTACGAACAACGCCGGTATAGTGTCTCCATTAACAACATACTCGGACAGAAAAGACATGACACCATCTGCCTGCTTGCCTCTGTCGGTAAAGATAACAGTTACGGTCTTCGCCGGATCACTGATCGTTCGCATTACCATCTTAATTGACATTTTCGAAATCCTTTGTTTTGAGTTTCGTGATGATACGAGAGCCACGGCGAGTGCAGAACTGCACAGACGGTCGTCCGATCAGTCCTTCCGCCATCGGAACTTTTCCATTTGGCCAAACGATTTCTGACTGGATGCCTTCACGCACGCGGACTATCATATCCACGAGCGTTCCTGTAGCAATGACAGGAGCGTAATGCAATCCGAACTTAACAGCTATGTTGCGGACATTCAGTCCTTCCAGCCACCAACCACCATTTTGCTGTTTTTTATCGTTCACGAACACGTCGAACAGCACGAAAGCATACTGTGGACCATAGATGCCTTTCTGGATGGCTTTGCCGATGCCTTCGCCGTAGAGCACTGCTCCACCTGGGAAAGCTTCGATAAGCGCAGCCTTCAACTCTGGCGAGAACAACTCGTTCAAATGGTCCAAAAGTGGGACCGGCAGACTTGCGTTGCCGGTTCTCCCTCCGAAACGAACACGAGCCTGTGTCCACGGTGCGCTGCATCCTTCTACAGCCACACTCGGTTCGATCATCACACGAAGATTGGTCCCATCCACCTTCTCAGTGAACTCCCAATCGTTGTGTTGTAGGTATTCAAATTCGGGATAGGTCCAATCCCACATTTTAAGTGGCTTGGATTTCTGCGTCATGTCACGCTTGAAGATGGTGTGAATTTTCGGGTATTCAGTCACAACTTTACTCCTTCATGATGGGGTGAACGATGGGGTTCGAACCCATTTATTCGGAATCACAATCCGACGCCTCAACCTATTTGGCTTCGTCCTCCGTTAATACGATTTCGTTGAGTCCAGGTGCTCCAACGCCCAATCAAGATACTTAGCGATACGCGGAGCACGTGTTGGTAGTTCGGATAAGCCAGTCCCAAGTCCGTCAGACGGCACCACTACTATGCCTCCTTGTCGCAGCCTTGCCACTGCCCTATCTAGGTCTGCATCAATCATATCCCTCACTTTCTCGAATATCTCGTCAGTGAAGAATGAGTTTGAAAGCATATCTGGACGCCACTTGGTTCTGACACCGCAAGCATTTGGTTCGCCACGCATCTCTCCAGCTTGACCGCCCATCCCGAAACGCTTGTCATTATCTCCGAAGAGATACAACACATCAGGATTAGCTTTCAAATCGACGCGAAAGATGCGCTTCTGTTTGATGACTGGCATTGTGCTTAATCCCGTTTGTTGATCAGGCGGTTGCGAATGCGCTGTTTCTCATCGTTCCGATTCTGGTAGTATTCAACAACTCCAACGATGCCGAAGCACGCTCCAGCGAAGAGTAGGCAAATGGCAGCGAACGCCAAGCCAAAGGCCAGGAAACCATAAAACGGCAGGAGGACGAGCCACCATGACCAGTCGATATAGTTGGTCAGCTTCAAAGTGATGAAGATGAGGCCAAGGATCGACGTAACTGGGAACGTGTTGATGGTAACAGATTTCGTGTTCACAACTTGTTTCCTTTCTTACAAAACGAATGCGATGTAGACGGATAGAGAAGTCAGTCCGCCCCAAAGAAACTCAGCGAGTGGAGTAGGCGGTCGGAAACCCAAAGGCCAACTGGCGTTTGAGGTCGGGGTATACAAGCTCCAACCCACCAGATACGATGGAGTGGCGAGCAATGTGATAGCCAAAAAGACGCCAATGGCACCCAGAACATGACCAGCCAGCAGCGTGACAATCGCAGGCAACAAGGCAGATAGAAAACCGTGACATGTCATGCCAAGGTAGTCATGCCACTTCGTATAAGTCCCATGCCCCATGGACATGCTGTCGAAATTGCCTGTCGTCGTGCCAACGAACACCGCTGGCAGCATCAGCACGGGAACCCATAGCATGGAGCCTCCCATAAGAGCCGCCAGAGCCACCGTCAGGCCGTAGAATAGTCGCACTGGTAGATCACCAATGTCTTTGCCGGTGAGGTCTTGAACCAACCCTCCAGCCGCTCGACGACCCAAGGCACCCAGGATGAAAGCAATAAGTCCAAAGAGTATGATCATCATCCTGGTATCCTTAGAAAAAGACGAGGGTTTTGCCTTAAGCCACCCACAAGGTTAACTTTTTACTGGTTGTCGATTGCCTTCAACCAGCCTTGGATCGTCGTCCGAGGCACACCGATCAGTTCAGCGGTGCCGCGTTGTCCGTGGTTCTCGACCAGCGTGGTAAGTTCCGTGGACAGGATCGACTTCAATCCGTGCGTGAACATCAGCACTGGCTTCGCACTGTCAACCTCGGCAGACGTGTAGTCTTCTGCTTCAACCTGAACTTCAGGCGTGGCAGGGAAGGCACGAGCGATCTGGTTGGAGAATAACGTAGCAGGGTAGTAGTCGCCCAAGCCGTCGTCGCCTTCCAAGAACACGTCGCCGTCACTGTCGGTGCCGTAGATCAGCGTGTAGGTGGCACCTTCCGTGAGGTCGTATTCGTAACCACCGTCCTCGCGGTCCAGACAGACCACTTCTTCGTCGTCGCTGAATTGGTAGTCCTCTTCGTCTCCGTCGAAGGAGACATACACACCATCGTCGTCAATGAAACCATCATCGTCGTTGTTGTCTTCGACATAAGGCTGCACAACCGGCGAACCTTCGAAGAACGAAGCAACAGTCTCTTCCGGCACTTCACCGATGACCTTGTAGGTCCAGGTGCGTCCCTTCTGACGATTGTAGTCAGTCGGGATAGCCATCACGTCAGCCGGATCGACTTCCACGATCATCACATGCGAGCCAGAACCACCGCTATAGTGAGCGAGGTATCCGAAAGCGCAGAAGTGGAGACCACGAGAGCACTCGTTGTTCCGGTTGGTGTCAACCCGAGTGCGATCCTCAGTCGGCTGCTGTCCGATATGGTTATCGAACGTGCCACTGTGGGCGTCCATGTAGTCGGCACGAACCTTCTTGAAGGCCAAAATCTTGCCATCAGGAGTGATCGGCTGGTTTCCACTCTCAAGCCACGCATACAAGTCTTCGCGGACATCGAGAACTGGGTTGAGCATCACACGATCAAGGAACGTGGCAAGCGGCACCAAATCCTGACCGGCACGAAGCATCTGGATCAGACGTTCCGCGATCACGTTGTGGACCTCATTACCATGCCAACGAACGCCGGTATCGCTCAGTTCCACGTTGCCGAGAGTAACGCGAGTGACGAACTTCTTGATATCGGCCAGATCAGAGATCAAGCCCACATCGTGGGTTGCAGCCCGAAGGGCATCTTTCAGCCGCTCGTAGTTCATGTGGGTCGAGCTAACAACCTTGGGTTGGTTGTCGAGGACGACCATGATAGCACCAGGGGTGATGCTGTAAGGAACGTTTGCCAAAGCTTTATCCTTTCCTGTTTGGTGATTGAGTGTATGACAGATTTCGTTTAGAAAGTCAAGCAACTTTTTTCAGTTGGAAGTCTTTTTTCCAACCACGGCGCAGATGGTAGTCCTTCGAATTGATATAGTCAACGATAACCGGAACATGCTGCTTCACATTGTCACCATAGCCGAGATGGTAACCACATTCGTTGATCAGCAGCTTGAGCATCGGATAGGTCGTATGCACCAGCTTGATGCAAGCTTCAAAATCCAATTTCCAAGCCTTTGTATCATATACTGGGATCATCTTCTCAATCTCATCTTTTGAGAATGTGTGCGTGATCAGGCGTTTCATCGCCAGATGATACTCAGAGTTCAGCTTGCTATTTTCGAAGAATGGCATCAGCTTGTCCATCGCCTCGACAAAGCATGAGCCGGTGGCCTCGATCTCAGTGCGCTTCGCATCGACCGCATTCATGACGGTCAGCAGCAGAGCAGTCTTGTCTTCGTTGCGAAGCTCCAGGGCAAGCTCAGCTTTCGCAGCAGCCTCGGCATTGAACTTGGCGACCACTTCCTTCTCCACGATGGCGAAGAAATCGTCCCACTCAGCGGGGACGTCAGCCGCGATATCCTTACGCGATGCGGGGATGCCGATAAGGATGCTGTTTTCAGTGATCAGATTGACCCTTTTCATTTGCTGCCAGAAGTTTTCGACATTGGAGCAATCTGTGCTCTTACCGTTCCGTTGCGGCACGCCTGAGTGAGTGTGGACATAGTAGATGTTGTCGAATTCAGCCAGACGCTTAATGTCCATAGCCCGAAACTTGCTGTGGTGAAACTGCGTCACTGTGATCTTCGACCGCGTGAAATCAGGCTTCGTGAACGGAATCGGCTCCAGGTCGATGAACTCCAGGTCTTCGTCAGCAGGCCGACCCATGGCGAGGCGCAGGATCATCTCTTGCTTGCCGCCAGGGACGAAATCCTGAAGATAGTAGACAGCGCCTTGATAGTTGCTGTTTGCCGCCATGGAGGCCGCGAGACGATAACCGAGATACTTCAGTCCACTCCTGCCATAGATGAACGTGTGTTTCATCGGAGTGAACGAGACATGCGAGCGATATGTCAGACTGTAGCGACGGGCTGAACCACGGCGGCTTCTGCTGCTCTCGATCTCGCTGAGATGAATGCCGCGACGGTTCAGCACCGCCATCATGTTTCCAGTGATATCGACATGTGCCGCGATCTTACGCTTCTTCCACATGGTCGCTTTAGCCACGAGATTGCGCAGGTTGTAAGACGTGATGTTGGTGAGCAGGGAGTTGCGAATTTTGACTGCCTGATAGTAGGTTTTGGCGTCTTTGATCGAGGATGTCAGCTTTTCCACGACATCAGACTGGATTTCATCCAACTTGTGTAGCAAATTTGCCACAGTCACCGCATCGTAGGACAAGCTTTCCCGAGACGGCGTGATGTCAACCGATCCAATCGGCATTTCGAGCACCATTGCCTCGTCCGAGAGGATTTCCAAGCCAGTGCTGGCACGAACGTTTTTCAACGCAGCGACATCGATGGGATAGAGAACGCACCCTTGACGAACATATGCGCCACGGAAGCCGTTGGTGTCGTCTCTCTTGACCATCTTCCAGTCAGCGCCTTCGAACAGCACCTTGAACTCGGTCTTGGTCACACCAATATTGTTAGTTGGGATGACATCGAACCCGAGAAGCACACGCTTCGCGGCGTGAACAAACGAGTTGTGATCTTCCTGGCGAACCGGAAAGGATACCTCCAATCCATTTTCCTCAGTCGTCTTATCGCGAATGAGTAGTGCCAGCCTCGGTTTGCCACTGTCCTTGAAAGCGTTGTAGACACGGACCTCGCCGTTGAGGTATGCGGTGATCGTGAAACTGTCGGTGTAGGCGAAAGGAACCTTCGATCCCAGACCGAACTTGCCGACCGTCTTATTGCTGTCCTGCTTGGTGGAGCGTCCGACCGTCGTGTAGAGATGCATCACGTCGTCGTGGCACAAGCTAGTGCCATAATCCCTTACGCGGAAAGTATCATCGAACCGTGTCGGAGCCTGAAAGAGGAACGGACGAGTTGGCGTCCCCGCCATCACGTGGCTGTCGAGAGCATTCGTGAACAACTCACGGATGATCGCACGAGGCTTGTCGGAGTAGAGCGCATTGATAAGGATGTTGAACATCCCGCTATCGGCCTGGATGGTGTAGTCATTGACTTCTGTCAATCCACCCATCTCAATCGCAGCGTCCTTGCCGGGGTTGACCTCACGCATTTTTCGGTGCTCCTTGTGACTGTTTCGATGACCCCTTATAGCCATGCGGATCGGGCCTGTCAACAAAAATTTCTGTTATTTTTTTCTTGACAACTGATGCAACATGTGCTATGATACTAAATCAAGGAGAAAAGCAATGTCAGTATACATAATTCGAGCAGGAGAACATGGACCTGTCAAAATCGGATATTCCGATGGTCCGGTTGAAAAACGTATACGGCAGTTACAGAATAATCATTATGAAATCCTCACATTGATTAGAATTATAGAAGGAGGACTAGAAACCGAGAGATTGTATCATAAAAAATACAAAGAACTGCATATTCGCGGAGAATGGTTTCACTGGTCTGATGATATGTTGACAAGAGATATCCATTCAGCAAGAATCCGCCCAGAACACACAGAGATTTTGCGATTGGTAAAGACAACAAATCTATCATTCGCCTCCATAGCAAAAATGTATAATCTCAGTCGAGAGAGAATTAGACAAATTGCTTCTCATTATGGTTTTTCAGGAAAAACAAGGGTTTCAACGTTTGCTGAAAATGCTTGACGCCATACGCGATACCGTATATAAGGACGGCATACGGTATAGGAGATACACCATGCTTATCGGAAACCAGCCCATCATCCTCGATCCTGGCACCGCATCTGGAGATTTCACAGGTGGCGATGTGCTTGCTTTTCTCGTTCTCATGGGAATCGCTGCCGGTATTGGCTGCTTTCTCGGCTGGTGGGCTTCACGATGAGACTTTTTTGGACTTGTCCAAATTGCAGGGTCAACAACTATAACCACTACGAGTCCTGCTTTGCCTGCGCCCATCCGCAGCCACCGCCTCCCGAACCTATGAAGAAGCCAGAATCGAATTTCGGGAAGAAGCCCCCAACCACGGCCCCAAAACAACCGGAGCCAGATTATGGGTGCTGACGCATTGGAATGCACTTGCAAGACCACGCCACGCAACCGGATCGGGCAGATGTTCGGTCCAGCGGGCAATCTGGTCTTTGCCTTTAATATGGACTGCCCAGAGCACGGGATCGGCCCGCCGAACCACAAGCCTATGCAAGAGCATTGGAGACGTGTGTGGCTAACGCTTGATCAGGCTCTCCAGATGCGACACATGGTTGATGGGATGCGTCTCGTCCAGAGAGACGGAAATCGTGCGCTGATGGAATATCTTACTTATGATTTCTTCCCAGAGACGGAAAAAAGTGTTGACAACCCGCCTCCATCGTCGTATAATGCCTCCATCGAAACATGAACTGAAAGGTTAAAACAATGGCAAACGTTACCGCTCGCCGTCAGCTTATCAATCGCTTACTCGATAGTGCTGGCTCAACGTTCGTGGCTGTCGAGTTCGTCAAGAAGGACGGTTCGGGCCGCCGCATGCAGATCAGTGCTGCTCCGCTCGAAGAGCGCTTTGTGGGGATGCCCGCAAACGTCAAGATCGGTCTGTCTCGGGATGGTATCCTCCAGAACCCGAACCATCCGAACCTGCGTTGCGTTTGGGATGTGGCGACTGATGACTTCCGCAACGTGAACCTCGACACGGTGACTGCGGTCACGGTGCGTGGGACACGCTTCGAACTGAAAGCGCCGATCTCGGCGTAATAGTTCTCTCTGGTAGGATGCGGGAGGTCGGCTTTACCCGAACTCCTTGGCACTATGCTGAGTGTCGCAGAGAGGTTAAGTAGGTGGTGCTGTCGCAACAGGTAAATCGTCGCCGGGAGGGCGGCGAGCCACCGACTCGAATAGATAAAGTGGTTTCCTCTAACCGCAAGGCGAGGAGGCTTATTGAACCCCGGAATATGATGCTTAGGGACCACTTATTAGACGTTCTCGGGTCGCTCCGAGATAGTGGGGACCAAGCCCCATGAACGAAGTGGGTTTGCACCCACACAACAGGTCTGGTCGAAGACCCGCAGTGGCTGGCGTCAGGAGAGATGTGAAAACAGATTAGACATCAATGAAGCATCTCTCCAAGCACATTTTTTCGCTGGCTTAGCTCAGTTGGTAGAGCGGCTGCCTTGTAAGTAGCGGGCCATGGGTTCGAATCCTGTAGCCAGCACCATTTGAAAGGAGTCAAACATGTCCGAGACCCAGACGAAACCTTCAGGTATTGTGCGTCGGAGTGCTCATCTCAATCGGCACAAGAAGCATGCGAAGCATATGGCCAATGTGGCTGCTCGTGCTGCTCTCTATCAGGAGATGGATGGCGAGACCGGCAGTGGTAAAGCTGCCACATGGCACTCGCGGCTTGATGCTCTGTCAGCGGGCACGGCTACCTAATGTTCCGCGTCGTCTCTGTGACGCCTTCGGGGACTCGCGGAGCGACATCTCTGTTCCGGTCGAAGGAGGGTGCTGAAAATCTTGTCAAATATTGGCGAGAAGCAGGCATTTCAGGCTGGACATTCCATGTGGAAGAGGTTAAAGATGTCTTCTACCTTGGAAAGGAGATACCTTGATGGCCGACAAACACGCCCAGGTTCTCGACCAGCGTCAGCAAGCGAAAGTCATGGCGATGGTTTCTCAGGGTGAGCATTCCCTTCGAAACCAGACCATGATCCTTCTGTCTTACAAAGCTGGTTTGCGTGCTTGTGAAATCGGTGGACTACGTTGGAAAGATGTCTGCAATGCCGAAGGTGAGGTCCGTGAGGATTATCTGTTCGTGCCAGCCAGCATCACCAAGAGCAAGCGCGAGGCGTCTCTCCCCATGCATCCACACTTGTTTGTGCTACTCACACAGCTTCGTGCTTTGCGTCCTGACGATGAATATGTCATTTACCAAATCTACAAGTTGAAAGGCAAACCTCGTCCGGTAGCCGCGAATGCTATTGTCATGTGGTTTTCACATTTATATGCTAAATGTGAATTAAAAGGATGTAGCAGTCACAGCGGGCGCAGAACTTTTATTACCACTTTAGCTAGAAAAGCCAACATTCATGACTGCTCGATCAGGGACGTTCAGAAATTAGCACGGCATGCTTCTCTGGCCACGACCGAACGCTATGTAGCCTTGTCTGATAATGTAGGTCGATTAGTTTCCGCAATATGAAACGAACAGAAGCCATTTCTCTGAAACTTAAGAGATATCTACCTGATAAACCATGCAGAAGAGGCCATCTTTCTTTTAGAAATGTGCAGAGTAATAACTGTAATGAACTTCCAGAGATAGGAGAAACTGAATGACAGTCATCGTGTATCGAGACGGCATCATGGCAGGAGACACCGCAGAGTGGGCTTCCGGCTGCATCGTATCGCACGCTCACAAGGTCCAGAAGACCAAGGATGGCTGGATATTCGGCTGCTCTGGTATTAATGCCGAGATCGTCAAATTTGAGAAATGGATGCACGCTGGTCGTATTGCTCCTGCTCTGAAGTTGAAAGAGATCGACGCTCTGGTGTTGGCTCCTGATGGTAAAGTCTATAAGTTCGAAGACGCTGATGTTGTTGATTATTCCAACGTCAAGTTCTATGTCATCGGAGCCTGCTGCGATTTCGCTCGTGGCGCATTACACGCTGGAGCCAGTGCGGAAGAAACCGTCAAACTGTGCATCGAAAATCTAGCTTACGCTGGTGGCAAATGTGAAGTTTTGTCGTTGACAAAACCATACAGCCGTGGTAAACATCTGCCCATAGTTGAAAAGGACACTAAGCGTGGCGGGTAAAATAGGAGTTCCACGAGATATACATGGAGCATCGAAAGACAATTCATGGACAGTAGAATATTCTGCTTGGATGAATATGAAATCGCGTGTTCGTGGCTATACAGACGAACAAACGAAATTATATGTGGATCGTGGAATAACTGTCTGTCAAGAATGGGAAACCGATTTCTTGGCATTCTTGTCTCATATTGGGCCACGACCGTCGTCTGCTCATAGTCTTGATCGAAAAGACAACAATAAAGGATATGAGCCTGGGAATGTCAGATGGGCAACCAGCAGCGAACAGGCTCTTAATCGTCGCAATCCTTCTCGTCCGTGTATGACTGGTGCCAGAAATCCTCGTTCAAAATTGACAGAGGAAATTGTTTTGTCGATACGAAAAGATTCTCGTTCCTATTCTCAGTTGGCTGTGCTATACAATGTGAACAAATCGGTTATTGAAAAGGTCAAGAACCGAAAAACTTGGAGGCACATCTGATGGATTTTATTTGGGACGTTGACGGGACAATAGCTGACATAGCACATCGGAGACACTATGTTGCTGATAAAAAAAGAAGTAATTGGAATGCGTTTCGCAAGGCTGCTGCCATGGACACTCCGGTAGAGCCTGTCGTTCATGTTCTACGCACTCTGCTACAAGTGCCAGGAAATCGTGTGGTTCTCTGTTCCGGTAGGATGGAGATGGAGCGTGATCTGACTGTATGGTGGATGGGCGTGCATGAAATAC